CTGGGACGCTGCATGGCGTGAGCTACAGACTGGCGACGGTTACCGGCTCCATGACATAGGCGGCGGGGATTGGCTGGTCTTCCGGTCGGTCTGACCCTGGCACACTGCAGACCTTACGGGCCCGGCCATGCTGCCGGGCTTTTCAGTGTGCGCCTAAGATTGAACCAAAGATTGGAGACTGTAACAGTGACGGATCAGCCGGAAGCTAACAGCATGGTGCCGGATGATGCGCCGGAAACTGTAGAGAAAAGACCGCGACCCTATGGCAAGCGGAACCCAGATGCCGTGATTGAAGAGCGGCGGAAGCGGCTTTATAAGCGGCAGTTGACGGGCCTGCCCGTGCGGCAGCTGGTGCTAGATCATGCTGATCGCGAAAGCATCGGCGAAGTTACAGCGTGGCGTGATTGGGACGCCGTGAAACAGTGGAACGAGGATGACTGGAGCAAAGATCGCGAGAGTATAGTTTCACGTCTACAGGCTATGCGCATGAGAGCAATTGACGCTGCGATCCGCAAAGGCCAGATTGGCTCTGCACAGTTGCTCATGCGCGACCTCGGCGCGGTGGTCGGCGAGGTTGCGCCGGAGACCCTGGCGGCCCAGGCGCCGGCGCTGCAGATCACGGTTGAGGACAAGCGGCAGGCCTGATCCACTGCGAGTGTTACAGAGTGTGAACGCTGGGACGCTGCGACCTCGACGCGGCCCCAGGCGTCGCTATTGTGTGAGGGTAGTTCAGGCAAACCAAGCCATGCGCACCATCGCCGCTCTCGCCCTGCTGGCCCTCGCCACGTCAACCGCTAACCTGCCCCTCGCCGTGGCTCTCGCGGCTGGGGGCCTGGCCATCGGCGCCACGGTGCCGGCGGACTAGTACAAACCCACCACGTTACAGTGTGTTACAGCATGGCCGCCTAGCGCGGCCTACTGTGCAAGACTGACAGAGTCAACCAGGGATACTACCCCATGACAACCACTACCCTCGCGGCCATCACCGCTCTGCTCCTGCTCCCCCTGCTGATCCTGCTCTGGGCCACTGAGTCCAGGCCCCAGCGTGCACGGCGGCTTCGCTCCTACGGCTGGACGCAGCAGCGCATCGCTGATCACCTGCAGTGCAGCCGTACTACCGTCCGCCGAGCACTCGCGGGCTAGTACGGCCGTACCACTGACCCCCAGGGGGAGGGTTCAGGATCTGGGCGGTGCCGTAACGGGTCCCAGGGAACCTACTGGTACATTCCCATCTCCTTCTTCTGTTACACACCTGGGGGTAGTGTTGCGATTCTTGTAATACACTGCAGGGTACCTGCTAGAAAAATGGCCACTAAATGCCCGAATCGCCAGCATTAACGCTCCGTTGGGCCCAAGGCGAGGTGTTTGGCAGCCGCAAACGCTTCCGTGTGCTGGTTGCCGGCCGCCGCTTCGGCAAAAGCTACCTGTCATGTATCGAATTATTGCGTGGGGCGATCGAGCGGCCGGGCGAAACGTTCTTTTACGCGGCCCCTACATACCGAATGGCGAAGGACATCGCCTGGAAGGTGATGAAAAAGCTCGTTCCCAAGGCCTGGATCAAGAGCAAGAACGAAACCGACCTGAAGATTGAGCTGGTAAACGGCAGCACGATCGAATTAAAGGGCACCGAAAACGCAATGGCGTTGCGCGGCCGCAGTTTGGCCGGCGTGGTCCTGGACGAAGCGGCCTTCATGGACGCCGAGGTCTGGTTCGAGGTGATCCGCCCGGCTTTAGCGGACAAACAAGGCTGGGCTTTATTCATCTCCACCCCCGACGGCACCGCCAGCTGGTTCTACGAACTATGGCAATACGCCGAGAGTGGCGACAACGACTGGAGCCGCTGGCAATTCACGACAATCGAAGGCGACAACGTCCCACCGGAAGAAATCGAAGCCGCCCGAGGCCAACTCGACGCCCGCACCTTCCGCCAAGAATTTGAAGCCAGCTTCGAGAATCTTTCCGGCCTCGTCGCCGTCAGCTTCAGCGACGAAAACATCTCCACGCAAGCTATCGACATCCCAACACTTCCCCTAATGGTTGGCGTCGACTTCAACAACGACCCGATGACTGGCATCGTCTCCGTACGCCACAACGACAACCTATACGTCATCGACGAAATCATCCTTACCGGCGGCGCCACCACCTGGGATTTCTGCGACGAACTTATCCGCCGCTACGGCGTCGAACGCCGCATCATCACATGCCCAGATCCAACTGGAGCAGCTCGCAAGACAAGTGGCGTTGGCTACACAGACCACAACATCCTGCGAAAATCTGGTTTTACCGTCTCTAGCCCTCGCTCTCCGTGGAAAATCCGCGACAAAATTACATGCGCTAATACAGCGCTTCTCGATGCAGCCGGAAATCGTCGCACGTTAATCCACCCTAAGTGCCGCGAACTTATCAAATCCCTCCGCACCCTGACCTACACCCCAAACACCGGCCTCCCCAACAAAAACCTAGGCGTCGACCACGCTTTCGACGCCTTCGGTTATCTCTGCCTTCAAGTATTCAATCTTGCAAATATAGGCAAAATCGGCACTACAGACTACCGCCTGTACTAAAAATCCAACGACGCAATAAGTGCATCTACAGCCAGCTTGGCTTCCGCCGACGTACCAAATGCTTTTGTGCTATACAACTTTCCGTTACGTCTTACCTGTCCTATCCACTGGAGTTTTCGCCTGTACACATGTTTGTGCGGCGATCTCCGCCGTTTGTGACCCACCTGATTAGTGATGTTTTGCCCTCTCTTCACTAACCGCAGATTAGTCCAGCGATTATCCAGTCCATTACCGTTAATGTGATCAACCATCAAATCCCCTGGATCTTCTCCGGTCATGTACATCCATATAAGGCGGTGAGCGTAGTAAGTAACACCATGAAAACGTCCGGCGTAATAGTGCTTTGTACTGTTCGAGCCTTTACCGAGCGTTGTTTTCGAGCCAAAAAATGTCCCAGGGCGTACCCGCGACTGCTCACTCGGTAGAAGCCAGATCAACTCACCCGTCTGCGGATCGTACTCCAAGCATTCCTGAAGAATCCCTTGCGCTGGAAGAGGTTTGGGCATGACTTAAACAGACTGCATGTAGATCCTAGCACGCTAGACTGGAGTATCCGCCATACATAAATGGCCAAAAAACCCACCAAAGCCCAGAAAAAGGTGGAAAAAGTGCTGTCCGAGTACAAATCGGGCAGCCTGAAGTCCAGCTCGGGCAAAAAAGTCACCAGCCGCAAGCAGGCAATCGCCATCGCCCTCTCCGAGGCTGGCCAAACCCGCAAAAAGAGGACCAAATAATGGCTAAACCCGGCCTCTACGCCAATATCAACGCCAAGCGCAAGCGCATCGCTGCCGGAAGCAACGAAAAAATGCGTAAGCCTGGCTCAAAAGGCGCCCCAACCGACGCTGCCTTCAAAGCAGCCGCCAAAACCGCCAAACCGGCTAAACCCACCAAAAAACGGAGCAAGTAATCATGGCCGCCGTCGCTCTTGCCACCACCGACCGCTACACCAACATCATCGAATACAGCGGCGCCAAACTAACCGCCCTCGATGACTGGTTCGAGGTCCCCGCCCACTCGGGCAGCTACAGCATGGCTGCCACCGTGGTCGGCTCCGCCACCTTCAAACTTGCAATCGAGTGCAGCTTCAACGGCACCTGGTTCACCATCGAAACTGCTAAAACCATCAACTCCGCTGGAGCCTACGTTTACTTCTACGACGGCAAACCCGCAGCCAAAGTCAGACTACGCATCTCGCAAGTCGACTCTGGTACTCCCGACGTAACCCCATACATCGCAGTTGCGTACCACGGCTAATGGCAATCCAAACCATTAACGGCGGCTGCATCCACATCGAAATCGACGCGGAAGACGGTCTGACCCACGCCACATTCGCCTTCAAAACTCCATCAATACCCGAGACTCTGGGCGGATTTATCACAATGCTCGCCCACGGAATCGAAGTGCTGGTGCCCCTTCCCGATCCCGACGACGAGGAGCCCGAAGACGATGATTGAGTATCGCGGCGAACGCTTCGAAGGCTACAACAAACCCAAACGCACCCCAAATCACCCCGAAAAATCACACGTCGTCCTCGCAAAAGACGGCGACAAAGTAAAACTTATCCGTTTCGGCCAACAGGGCGTAACTGGCTCACCACCAAAAACAGGAGAAACAGAAGCAGCGAAGGCCAGAAGGGCATCGTTCAAGGCGCGTCATGCCTCTAACATAAAGAAAGGCAAAATGTCCGCCGCCTACTGGGCCGATAAGGTGAAATGGTGACCCGATGACCTACGCAGTTCCCGGCCAAATCCGCACCCATCTTGTCAGTTCGACCTTCGAAGGCCCGACTGACTCACCCTTCACGCGCACCCGCGCCGTGCTGGACATGATGCGCGGCTGGGAAATCATGAAAGCGGTCAGCCTAGGCACCGAATACCTGCGCGAAAACAGCGAAACCTTCCTCCCCTTAGAACCCCGCGAGGATTACACGGCCTACTTGGCCCGCGTCAACCGCGCCGTCTTCTCACCCTTCACCCAACGACTGGTCCGCGCCGCTGCCGGCCTGATCCTGCGCAAACCGATCGTCCTCGAAGGCGACCCCTACTGGAGCGAAATCTTCGCCAAGGACGTCGACGGTTGCGGCTCGGACCTAGACGAGTATGCCCGCCGCCTACTGATCTGCGCCCTTACCTACGGCCACTGCCACACACTGGTCGATTTCCCAGCCCCAACTGGCGCCCGAAGCTTGGCGGAAGAACGCGCCCTAAACCGCCGCCCGTACTGGATCGAAGTCGACCCGCAGAACGTCTACGGCTGGCGCTTGGACCGCGAGGTCAACTACGGCAAATTGATCCAGGTCCGCATTGCGGAGAAAGCGATCGTCCCCGACGGCCGCTTCGGCGAAAAAGTGTACGACCAGATCCGCGTCATCGAGCCAGGCCGCTACGAGATCTACCGCCAACTGGAGAGCCGCAAGGACATGTACGGCCAAATGCCGTACCCCAACTCGTTTGACGTAACAGGCCCCACGGGCGGCAACTACGAGCTAGTTGAAACTGGCGCTTACAGTTTGGGCGAAATTCCCCTCGTAACCCTTTACTCGAACAAGACCGACACGCTGGTCAGCAAACCCCCACTACTGGACATCGCCTACCTAAACCTGGCCCATTTCCAACGCCAAGCCGACCTGATCCACAGCCTGCATGTCGCCAGCCAACCCATGCTTGTCCTCGAAGGCTGGGACGACCAAACGAAGGACCTTGCCATTAGCGTTAATTATGCGTTGGCGATGCAGCCCGGCAACAAGGCTTATTACGTGGAGCCTGCGTCTAGCGCTTTCGAGGCCCAGTCAAACGAAATAAAAGAACTGCAGATGCAGATGGCGACGCTGGGCATCAGCACTCTGAGCCAGCAAAAGTTTGTCGCCGAATCTGCCGACGCCCGCCGCCTGGACCGCGTCGACACCAACTCGATGCTGTCGATGGTCTCGATGGATCTACAGCAAACGCTGCAAGGCGCCTTCAACCTGGCCGCCAACTACCTCCAGCTGGAGCCCCCCAAGGTCTACGTAAGCCGCGACTTCGACATCGACCGCCTGATCGGCCAAGACATTACCGCCCTGACGACACTGTTCACGCAGCAGGTAATCGACCGCGAAGAGTTCCGCGACATCCTGCGCCAAGGCGAAATCCTGTCAGCCGGCGTCTCAATGGACGGCGATAACGAAGCCACCGAGTCTGCAGAGGAAGAAGCCCGCGAAGAAGAGGAAGAAAATTCCTCCGACGGAATATCTGCCGACCAGATGGAGCGTCTAATCCAAGCAATGATGGGCTGACGGGATGGCCACCAAACAGGACTACCTGACGCTGGCCCAGGTCACCGCGCTCGTCAAACTCAGCAAAAAACTCAAAAATCTCACGACGCTGCTATCCGGCGACGGTCCTCCAGACGACGCGGGCAGTTCCGGCGACTGGTACATCGACCGCCGCACGAAACAGCTTTACGGCCCTAAGTCCAGCAACGGCTGGCCTAGCGAGCCCGTTGCACTTGGCACAAAAGACACGAACGGCCGCCTCCGCACCACGCAACTAACAATCAGCGGCAACCAAGCGGAGGCTGCCAAGGGAGACACAGGCCCTGCAGGACCAACAGGCGCTACTGGCCCTGCCGGCCCCACCGGACCCGCTGGCCCAACCGGCGCAACCGGCCCAACAGGTTCAACTGGCGCAACCGGCCCTGCGGGACCTGCAGGTCCACAAGGCGACACCGGACCTACCGGCCCAACTGGAGCAACAGGTCCTCAAGGCCCCCAGGGCGAACAAGGCCCAATTGGTCTGACCGGCCCAGCAGGTCCACAAGGCGAAACAGGCCCTGCCGGCCCCACGGGCCCACAAGGCGAGACAGGTCCCCAAGGTTTAACGGGCGCTACAGGTGCCACGGGCCCCGCCGGCCCTACTGGTGCTACAGGACCTGCCGGCAGCAACGCTACTGTGACCGCCGGCAACGGCATCGCAGTCAGCGACGGCGTTGTTTCCCTGAACTCCAACTTTCTTACAACAAACCAGTTCATCCAACTACCAACTGGCACAACCGCACAGCGCCCGAACACCCCAGCCACAGGCATGATCCGCTTCAACACCAGCGCTGGCGCCTTCGAGGGCTACACCGGCACCGCGTGGGTGAATTTGTCCCCGGCCAACATCGACGACGTTGGCGCAACGATTACCTAATCTTCTTTTGTTGTAGACTAGAACTGCACTATTTACAGTCCGCTGGTGAAGAGCCTGGATTACGTGCAGCAACCGGACGGCAGTTTCCGCTGGGAAATGGTCGAGATGGACGAAGCTGCGCGGGCTGCAAAGCCTGAACCCGAAAAACCCGCTCGCCGGGCCCCGAAAAAGGCCATCAGCGAGCCTGTTTTCGTCGAACCCACTACCGAAACCCCCGAGTTCTAACGCATGGAAGAGCAAGTCATCCAGACGCCCGTGGCGCCTGAACCCCAGCCTGTGGCTGGAGCCGACACCGCTCAACCCACTCTTGATGTCTCGGGCATCAAGGCTGAGTACGAGTCCCAGATCAATGCCCTAAAGGTCCAAGCGGCCGAAGCCGACGAACGTTTCCAAGGCATCAAGGCAAAGCTGGACGAGGTCTACAAAAAACAGGACGACCAACGCAAGAAGGTCCTCCAAGACCAAGGCCAGTGGAAAGATCTCTGGGAGGAAGCCAACAAAACCGCCCAAGAAAAAGACACGCAGATCGCCGAACTCCACCGCCAACTGGAGGACCTTCGCACGTCTAACGAAGCCGCAACAATGCGCACAGCTGCGATGTCGGCTATCAGCCAAGCTGGCGCAATTAACGCCGAGCAAATGCTGATGTTGTTGCAAAACAACCTCCGCAAAAACGAAGGCGGCAGCGTCGTTGTCCTCAACGGCGGCGTGGAACAAGACCTTCAGGCATATCTAAGCAACCTGAAGAACCCAGGCTCCGGCTTCGAGCACCACTTCAAACCTAGCTCTGCCGCTGGAATGGGCGCCAAGCCCAACCCCACCTCTACCGTCGCCCCGGGTATGAACAACCCCTGGAAGGAAGGTAGTATTAACTTAACGCAGCAGATGATGCTGTCCGCCCAAGACCCTGAACTCGCAGCAGTGCTGAAGAGGGAAGCCGGTCTTTAAGCCTCAGTGAGGCACCACCACCCAAGTCTGTGACTGGGACGCAAACCCCCTGACCTTTCGGAGGCCCAATGGCTGCTCCTTTCCAGAACTATTCCGGCGGTGTCCTTCTGGCGGACATCGTCAAGCGCAATAACCTCAGCACCTATGTGTCTGAGGCGATCAAAGAGCGTTCGCTGTTCATCAAGAGCGGCGCCGTTGTTCGCAACTCGCTGCTGGATGCCCGCGAAGGCGGCACCCGCATCCAAGTGCCCGAGTTCAACCCCGTGGCTCCGACCGAGGAGATCATGAACGGGACGGCTACCTGGGGCACCAGCAACGCCGGCTACCTGACCCCCCAGAAGATCGGCACCGGCACCCAAGTCGCCACCATCTGCCATCGCGGTTTCGCGTACGCCGTGGACGACGTGGCCATGCTGGCCGCTGGTGAAGACCCCATGCTTCACATCCGCAACCAGCTGGCTGACGCCATCAACAAACTGAACAGCGCCCGCCTGTTCAGCCAACTGAACGGCCTGTTCTCCGCCGGTGCTGGTGCCCTTGGCGGCAACCACGTTGACCTCGCCGTTGCTGCTGCCAGCGGCCAAGGCGAAGCCAACTACCTGACCGGCGCTGCCGTTGCCCGCGCCCGCGCTCTCCTCGGTGAGCGTGGCGACGAGCTGGACATCCTGGTCGTCCACCCCTCGGTCGGCTTCTACCTGTACCAGGTCGGCCTCCTGACCTTCAGCACCAGCGCTCTCGCAGCCTCTGGTTCTGTCGTCTGGGGCGGCGGCGGTGTGGGCGTCAATGCCCGCATGATCGGCGAATTCGCCGGTTGCCGCGTGATCATCGACCCCCAAGTCAACACCGCAGCCCCGGGTGCTTCCGGCCACGTCCGCGAGTTCCGCTGCTACCTGATGAAGGGTGGTTCGATCCTCGAAGGCGTCCAGCAGGACCTCCGCATCGAGGCCGACCGCAACATCCTGTCCAAGCAGGACGTCCTCTCGGTCGATTACCACGGCGCCTTCCACGTGATGGGCACCAAGTGGAACGATGCCAGCGACAACCCGACCAACGCCAATCTGTCCGACGGCACCAAGTGGCAAGCCACTTACGACATCGACCTCATCCCGATCGTCGAACTGATCGTCAACAGCCCCCTGGACACCAGCCTCATCCCCTGAGCCTGCTCACCAGAACCCTCAAGCCCCACCTTCGGGTGGGGCTTTTTCATTGCCGCTACACTGGAACAAAGCATGAAATTGTCCAGTGGCCGCAGTAATCAACGCCACTCTTAGCTCCGCCTCGGCCAACAGCTACGTAACGCTGGCCGAAGCCGACGCCTACTTCGAGACAATTCCTGACTCGTCCAGCTGGACCACAAAAACGACAGACCAAAAAAACCGCGCTTTGATCTCAGCAACGCGCTGGATCGACAGCCTGAACTTTTACGGCGACCGCTGCGATAACGGCCAGGCCTTGAAGTGGCCCCGCAACAACTGGCTGATCGACCGCGTCGAACTGGTCTGCAACGTCATCCCGAAAGAAATCAAGTTCGCCACCTACGAACTGGCGCGTGAACTGGCAAACGACACTGACGCCATCACCAACACGCAAAACGACCCGGACCAGCTGTACAAAGAAGTCGAACTTGGCGAACTGCGCGTTCAGTACAAAGAAGGCCAAGCCAACGGCGTGATCAACAATGTCTTCGACGTCTACCCCTGGCTGCAGGCATACTTAGGCGCTTACACGATCGGTGGCGCCGGCGGCTTCCAACTCCGCGCCTTCCGAGGCTGACATGGGCCTAATCGACACGACCTTCGGTTCTATCCCAGCCTCCATCCTCGGCGACTGGGGCCAGACCATCACGTACATCAAAACCGTCACACCTCGCACCTACAACCCAACCACTGGCGCCATCACCGGCACAGACACTAATGTTTCGGTCAAGGCTGTGATCACGCGCATCAATCCACGCGAATCCGAGGGCCTGTACCAGACCACCGATCTCAAGGTGATCATTGGAGCGGCCGAGCTTGGGTCTTACTACCCCACTGAGGCCGATCGCATCCAGTACACCCAAGACAGCGTTACCCGCGAGGCCAAGATCATCGCCATCACTAGCTACCGAGGCGACAGCCCGGTGATGCACACCCTGATCGCGAGGCCCCAATAATGGCACGCAACGATTTCGGCAAACTCCTAAAAGAGCTGGACCGCGTTGCCGCTACTACGGTTTACAACGGCCCCCGCGCCGCCTCCGAGCGTGTCGTGCGCGAACTTCAAAAAGCAGGCCCCAGCTGGAGCGGCGAGTTCTCCAACTCTTGGCAAATCGCCACCCCATCTACAACTGTTCGCGGCCCCGGCACTCCAGGCGAGCCAAAAAACTTGGTTGCTCCAACACTGACAGGCCGTGAAGTCACCAAGAGCTTCTTGCTTAAGGACAGCGTCGTCTTTCGCATCACAAACTTCGCGCCCCACGCACTCGAAGCAATCGACGCCGTCGAACATGACCGTCAATACTATGCCCGCCGCAAAACCGCCGAACCACAAACTGCACTGGGACGCAGCAAATGGGAAGTAACCACACCCCGTAAAAACGTTAGCGCTCGTGGCGCAACTGGCGGCGGCGCCGAAGGTACAAACTCCAGCCGCACGGCCCCCCTTGACTGGTTCGCAACCTATGCAAGTGCAAATTTAGGACGAGCTGTGCAGTTAGAAATGGATTCTGCCCTTCGCCGGAGGTTTGCATGAACTACCAAGGAATCCGCGCCGCCGTCGAGAACCCGTTACTGACCGCTTTTAGCGCGTTGGTGCCGGCGGTCCCGGTCTACTTCGACAACATTACAGCCGTCCCACCTAACACAACCACTGAATACGTCCGGGTAAATGTTACTTTCGGCATTACCAACGAACCCACGCTTACTACTAGCGTTGATAACGCACGTGGCGCCCTTGTTATCCGCGTATTTACGGAAAAAGGTAGGGGTCCCGCCCGCAACCAAACCCTAATCACCACCGCCGTAAACGTCCTAGAAACACTTAATGCTGCCGCAAAAACATCTAGCGGCGTTTTCTTCCGCCTTGGCGAAATAAACGGACCGACATTTTCTGCAACTGACGACGCCCCACATTTCGTGGGTCGCATCGACACAAGTTGGGTAGCAACAGTCCTGAGCTAAAGACTGTTGCTATTCTTGTAAGAGCCGGGCAGTGTCCCGC